TTCCTGAGCGGATTTGCCCTTTTCTGTTTTCTTAGAATCTATCTCTTTCTGATATTTATCATAGATGTAGTGGAACAATCCTTCGACATGCGCACTTACGTTTTCTACTTTTTCGCCAGAACGAATCTTAGTATTGTTATATGTTTTAACCAGAACAAGTAAGTCTTCATCTTGACTAATCGCATTTAATGTTGCGTCATTAATCTTTGAGAATTTGGTTTCAAGATTAGAGATTATAGAATCAATTTGTTTTGTTTCTGCTGCGCTGAAGTTAGCAACGCCAGAGTAATCTTTGTAGTTAGCATCGTCCATCCAAACAGATGGAACATGAGTCATCTTAGTTACGATACCTTTACCAAAAGATGCAGTCATTGTCTCGAATGAAGAACCAGTGTATGTTGTATGCCACACGACACCGATCTTTGCAATTTTAATTTTCTTTGCCAGTTCACTAGCCGATGGAACTGCGTAAACGATAGTGTTTGGATGGAATGTGAGATACTTCTCACCATTGATTGCTTGCGTTTTAATATCTGCTGATGTGAACATCAAGTCACCTTGATATACGCCAGACTTAATACCCAGTTTCTTAAACTCAGTCAAAGCAATCTTAAGTTTCAATGCCAGATCGCCATCGGTATCAGCATCAATCTCTGCTGATGTTTTATCTACTTTAGGATTCTTATTGAATACACCCTTCTTAGCGACAAAGAACTTTTTATCGCGTGGGTCGATACCAGCGAACACTGCTGGCGCACCATCCCACTTAACTGTTGCTGTAACTTTTTTAGTAGATGTACCTGCCAACATATCACGCAGGTCTTTGAGGAATTTGATTGCTTTGTTGACGCCAGCTGAACCTTCATTGAACACGAGATCTTCAATATGCTCCATATGCACATTCTTCTCTTCTGCAATGATAGTCTTCAACGTCTTCATATAACTATTATACCTGATTTTTGCATTAAAGTAAAGTAATAACCCTACAACTTTGAGGGGATTATAACCCTATTAGAATGCCATTACAAGAGGGTCTTTGGCTAATTTAACCAAATCAATGTCAGATTTTGACCCTGCTCTTAATGGTGCTATGTTATATGGAGATTTTTTGACATTACTAAACTGTAATGTCATAACAAATTGATAGTCAGACTTCGAGCTACTTTTTAACTGAACTCGAACACGAATTTTACAATCTGCGCTAGTTGCGAAATTTGGTATAGGTGGTTGCCCAAGTTTTTTAAGATTAGCGTTTAACCCAAGATCATCTTTTCCATTTAATGTAAAGAAACCATGAGTGCCTACATTTATATAAGAGCATTTCTTTTTCAAATAGTAATCACAAACTGCTTTTGCGCCAACATTAATATGAACTTCATTTTGCGCACCAAATGTTTTCAAGTCATGCTCGTAAGCACGTTTCTTATCAGCAAGAACACTCCAGCTACCTTCTACGAGCATTTTCTTACCAGAAGCATCATTCTGTAGCATTGGTGTTTTACCACGCCATTGAGAAGTCATTTTTTCAAGCAGTCTTGCGCTTTTACCGAGAGCCTGTAAAAATTCTTTTTCAGGATTAGCACCCTCATCACCAGCATCACCAAATCCCCAGTTACCCTTAACGTATTTTAGAACCATAGAACCTGCAGCAGTTGGTGAGTTCTTTAACTCGCAACCAGTTTTCTTGTTCTCTCTGTTCTGAATGGTCAGGTCTGGTTTATCGTGTGATGCGCCTGCAGTGCCACCTGTAGAAATTTTATATTTCTGCAAAGCAGCATATGCTCTTTCTTCGTAAGCAAATCCTTCTTGTGCCATTAATCGTCTCTCATAATTAGAATAACTAAATTATTTATGCTTGCGTGACAGACGAACTTGTTTCTTATACTTGCGTTCCCATTTCATCACCTGCTGCATGATCTTTGGGATAGCGTGGTTGTTTCGATAGTCGTAGTTGAAAGTGCGCAAGACATAATTCATGTTCTTGGAATCTGCCTTGGACTTGTTGGATCGGGAGATTAAAACCTCTGTTGGAATATTTGGTTTGTTGTTGCGGTAGTCAAAGAATATGCAATGAGCATATGCTTGGATCTCGTCAAACTCTGAGAGATACTTTCTCTCTTCATTCTTTCTTCTTTGCTTGACTGTTTTGTATGGGAGAACATAACCTGACCATTCTCCATCTCTGCGATCAAACTGCATGAAGTGAATCAGCTCATGCATCTGAATCTGTATCAGTCTATATTTGAATTTATCCCAGGTGATTTCTGTGAAGGGGAATCTATCGTAGTAATCCGTGTAGATATGGATGCCGATCTGACGTGGCTCTGGGTCATACTCGCCACCTATCCCGACGTAGGTTAGATAACACTTGGCTTTGGATTTCTCCTGGCGGAACTCAATCTTGGTTCGCCATTTCTTGAAGTAGTTGGTCAATCCCCTGGAATCGTTACGATACTTATCCAGGTCATTCCATACTTTTGCAGGAATGAACTTCGCTCTGAATGGACGCTCGTGAAAGTTGAGCATCTCTATCCAGTCGTAGTCTAGCGTTTCTAGGAATTTCATACAACTATTATACCCCGAAAACAATTAAAAGGCAATACCTACAATTATTTAGGGTCTACCCGTTTTCTGGTAGATTTTACAATGCGAAATTATCCGAAGAACTCGTCCAGCGTATTCTTTTGGCTAGACATATACGCTTCCTTCCATCTAATTTTTAATGCCTTTTTCTTCATACCTTTCCATGGTCCACTGGTCTGTTCTTTATCGTAAACCTCAACAAAGTCGGGAAACTTCTCAGCGAGTATTTCTTGCCCTCTATTGTGGTTTTCAATAGTTCTATAAGTTTCGCATCCGCCTTTGGTGTTCGTGGCAGATGGGTTAACTCTGTAGTGGTTGAAGACGACATTCTGATAGCCAGTTGTCAACAGCTGTAATGTTACATAGAAATCCTCTGGCATTAAAACATACTGTTCTCCCCAGTCAATAGAGTCTGAGTCAAACTTTTCAGAATAGAAAACATTGGTATAAACACGGGTGTTAAATGAATGTGGCTTTTCCTGCGGTGGAGTATTGTGAGTGGAAAGTCCTCCATGAACATAACCCTCGTCCATAAAGTTCTCGATCTGCGATAGCATATCATCAAACTCAGATTCTGTTGTATTCTTTCCCTTTAGTTCAGAGTCAATAGTTACAAACTTCAGATCATCGTCCATAACGAAAATGCGTTTACCTTTCCAGTTTGCTCCTATATGTTTACGCGTAAGAGCAATACCTCTGGTACCAGAAGGTAGTTTCCAAACATTACAAGAAGTATACTTATTTTTCATGTAATCATATTCATGTTCCTGAACAACCAAGGTAACTATTTGATGGTATTTTGCTGGAATGCTACTCAAAGTTATTTGATTGTCACAACGTCCAAGTGTCGGAATAATAATTTCAATGCTCATGCGAAAAACTCCTCAAGTGTAGTTTTGTCTGCTTCAGGATGATACTTCATTAGTTCAGATTTACCCAGCTTAGATTCGCAGTAGTTATACCACTCGTCACTTGTCCACATTCCCTGGGTAACACCATTCCAAAGTGGACGCCATTCTGGATGATCCTTGTTAAGTCTGCGCGATTCAACAAAGTCAAACCTAGTATCCTCATACTCTTTGCTTCCAAGTTCCAACATTTTCTCACGGAAGTAAACCACCAAACTAATCCTCTCGGCTATGTCATCATGACAAATGATCTCGGTGTTACCATGCATAACCTCATGGTTGTTGATTAGTAACAGATCACCTGGTCTAACATTCACCGCGACTCTGTACTCTGGCGCAACAAGATAAGCACCTGTATAGTTACCGTTGTTTGTAAGAGTTAACAGATTCGATAAGCCAGAGTTTAAATCACCAGCATCTCGATGGGCTGCTGTTCTGAATGTCTTGTTAACTGTCACAGTGGTGAATGGAGTTTCTGGTACCAAGTATCTAGAATCAATTTTACTGGCAGCTTCCATTTGATTGCCATATCTCCATGGCATCAGTTCCTTGAATCCATTAGCCAACGACTGAAGAAACGGATACGACATTTTAAACTTATCGAAGTTATCTCTGGTGTAAGATGTAGCTCTTCCGTATGGGATTCTTGGATAACGATCAAACCATCCAGCAATGCCTGAGTTAACTGAATTCGCATAGGTAGTTTGGCAGATTAGTTTGTCTGCAACAAGCTCTGCAGATTTTTTAGCATCATCCTTACTCATTTTCCTGACTTTTTCTACCCATGAATCAAACTCAAAATTTTCCTGCTTGACTCTTTCGATCGACCAAACTCGTGCACGATTAGAAACAACATCTTTCTTGTCTTTATATTTTTTCTTAATCTCTTCAACTGGATCTTCACCGAAAAGATTTTCTGATGGCTTTAGAAAATGATCTACAATGTCATACTGATACTCAGTTACCCATTCGCGATTACCAAGTTTG